ATTATCTTAACAAATATGTCTGGAAGTATAGTTGGTGCTTTAAGTGCGTCTATGGTACTTCTATCATTTGTTCCGGTCTTACTAACCATAGGTCATGTATTAACTCAGCTATCTTCTATTCCTTGGGATGGAATGAAAGTTGCTATGATCGGACTTGGTGCAACCTTAGCAGTATTAATAGCCTCTGTTGCTATATTATCGGCGCTGGGAGCATCTAGTTTGGTTGGCGCCGCTTCTCTATTAATGTTATCTTCATCCCTTATAGCTTTAGCAATACCTTTACAGATATTAGGTAATATGTCTATGGCTCAAATTGGTGCAGGACTTGCTGCTATGGGCGGAGGTTTAGCTATATTACTAGCAGCGGGTGCCTTAGCGACATTTGTTGCGCCTGGATTAGCTTTATTGGCAGTTACCCTCGTTGCTATAGGAGTTGCTGCGGTAGGTATAGGTGCTGGAGCATTACTTGGAGCAATGGCATTAGATATATTTGCAAAAGCTTTGCAAAAATTAGCTATGATAGGTTCCACAGCAGTTGTCGCTATGGTAAAAGCGTTGGATGCATTCGTTCGATCAATGGCTGATCAAGCGCCATCTTTGGTCGCTGGTCTTGTGAAAGTAATATCCGAAGCATTAAAAGGACTTATTATTCTTATTCCAGAATTTGTTAATTTTGGATTTAAATTGTTATTGGGCCTTATAGACGGTCTAACCGAAAATATTCCAGCCCTCGTTTCTGCTGGAATGAAATTAGTAACTGAACTCGGTAAATCTATAGTTTCTAATATAAATGTTTTGTTAACTGTGGCTATGGAGGTTGCTACTTCATTTATTGAAGGCCTTGGAAAAGCTTTGTTAAGCGTCAAAGATAGATTAATCCCCGCACTTAAGAATACTTTTAGTGTCATTGGGGAAATATTATTGACCGTAATAGGAGAATTACTTGCGCCATTACTTGCAAAAATAGCAGAAGTATTTGGTCCGGTTTTACAAACAATTGTTGATATGATAACTCAATTAGCACCGGCATTAACTCCAATTATCGAAATCATTGGAAATGTTTTAACGGTGTTGATAGAGAATCTACCAGGGATACTCCAACCTATTGCAGATACAATCAAAGTATTAGTTGATGGTATAGTAGCAGCTTTGGAAATTCTTGCGCCAGTTGTTGAAACAATTATAAATGGAATTGTTACTATTATTCAAACTTTAGCTCCAATTGTACAAACGGTTGTCGACGCTATTATTGTAGCGTTAAATGTCTTGGGACAAATTTTCACTACTATTGGCGAAGTAATCAAAGCGGTTATTCAAGGTATAGTGGACGTTATAACAGGTATTGGCAGCATTATTGACTCTGTATTCAATGGCATTCAAGGAACTCTTGAAGCTGTTGGTGGAGTATTTGAATCTGTCGGAACAACAATTAAGACCGCTCTTGAAGGGGTAGGTACAGTTGTTGAATCTGTCGGAACAGCAATTAAGACCGCTCTTGAAGGGGTAGGACAAATATTCGAATCTATTGGTACAGCTATCAAGACCGCACTTGAAGGTGTTGCTGACATCATTAGATCTGTCGGTGACGCTGCTAAGTCATTTGGTGAAGGTTTCAAATTATTCGGAGAAGGTGTTAAATTAGTTGGCGAAAATGGTGCATCTGCTGCAACTGGATTAGGTTCTTTAGCTATAGAAGTTGCTAAATTAGGTACAGCGGCTTACGCTGGTAACTTACAAGGATTTACTGAAGATATTAAAAATCTTGCTATGGCATGTACTAATCTAGGTCAATCTGCTGCAAGTTTAGCGGCTATAACCGTAGCTTTCGCACAAATGTCAACATCATTATCTATGATGGCGGCTAGTATTCCTACAGTTACTACATCATTTGATAGTCTAAGCACAAGTTTAACTACAATATCAGGTACTATAACGCCGGTATCATCTGCGTTTACTGCTCTAGTAACGCCAATCCAACAATTACAACTAAGTTTAACTGAAGTCGCGACTTCATTCATGATGTTTGCCACTCAGAGAATGATGATAGGTGCTTCTCTTCAAGTAGTGACTATGGCATTCACAAACATTCAAAATGCCGTCACAATGCTGGGAACATCTATTGGTACATTGCCTGTAACATTTGACGCTCTTGGTACATCAATACTAAACGTTCAAACTTTATTATCGACTTTCGCTACATCTCTAACTACATCTGCTACTGGATTCCAACAATTAGGCGAAGCTGCTATGGTCGGTATGATGGCCATGAATACTTCAGTTATTGCTGGTATGGCTACGGTACAAGCAACAATGTTGGCAAGTATTTCGGCATTATCGGTTGCTGTATCTATTGGATTCACTGAAGTATCTAATTCTGTTACTATGTCAATGACATTAGTCAATGCTACAGTGGAACAAAACATGCAAGGAGTAATGTCTGTTATTCGAGTAAGCATGTCTGGTGTTGCTGAACAAATGGCTGCATCATTAAGTCAAGTTATGAGTACAGTAACTTCTACAATGGCTCAATTATCTGCTAGCATCATGTCAAGCATGACATCAGTAAATGCCACAATTAGTAGTACTACTGCTCAAATGAATGCCACATTTACTCAATTCTCATCTACTGCTCAGTCTATTGTTACATCTTTGATGTCTACTTTAAATAGTACATTCCAAAGTGGTATGGCTTCCGTAGTATCTACTGTATCTAGTGGCATGAGTAGCGTGGTATCTACTGTTTCAAGTTATAGTGGTTCTGCTAGAAGCGCCGGTTATAATGTAGGTTACTATATTTCTGCCGGTGTTGCTGATGGTATGAATGCAAACATGTGGGCTATTGAAAGTGCTGCTAATAGAATTATCAGTAAAGCTAGAGAAGCTGCCAGAGCTGCTGCGGATATTCACTCACCATCAAGATTGTTTGCCAAAGAAGTTGGTAAATTCATTCCTATGGGGGTTGCTAAAGGTATTGGCGATGCTATGCCTAAGATGGTAGATGAGGTCACTGATTCATTCGGTAAAGGATTCTCCGATGCTGCAGATAGTGTTGTATCACAAGGCGACATATTTGCTAACGTGGTATCTGATGCTGTAAATGGTATTAGTGATATGCTCGATGTTGCTATCGACGATATGAACTACGCTCCTACAATCACTCCAGTAGTGGACATGAGTAATCTCGACAAAATGAACATGTCTGATTATTCATTAGATTATAGAGGACGTATTTCTACACCAACGCCACTATACGGTGTCCCACAACAAACATCAACATCTACAGTTGTTAACAACGATAATTCTAACAAAGAATATAGCGTTAATGTCAATGTGGATACTGGTGGTAAACCTGTTAATGCTAAAGAACTCGCTAGAGAAATTCAAAGTCATATCAAATCATTCGATGACCAACGTCGTCGAGGAAAAGGTGAGGAGGTACTCTGGTAAGAACTATGAAACCTGGATATTTTATGATTAATAATATCAGTTCAGAGTCTTTAAATGTTGTTATTCAGGAACGTCCTAATATTCCTGCTCCGAAAAGGAGAGTCTCATTCGTATCGCCAGCTTCCTATGAAGGGGAGTTGGCTTACGATGATGACGGATATGAACCAACAGAATTTGAACTGAAATGTTTCTATGACGGTAGAAGTCACGGCGATAACGACGAGGATATTTCTACTGCTCGAAACAAAATCTACACGTTATTCAATCAAGGTATTGGTGAATGGATTCCATTCATTCCATATTTTGATACCAAACATATTTATCACATCATTCTCATGGAAATGGAGTTTGAGAATAAATATTACTATGATGGTTGTATTAGTTTCACTGCGAAACTTAAATGCCAACCATACAAATATGTAAAAGACATTGCTCCGTTTAGAGTTAATCACGGAGAATTTGTCAACAATCCAACATTATACGCAGCAAAACCTGTAATTTCATTTTCTGGAGTTAGAGGTAATCTTTCGTTGACGGTTGGAAACACAACTATGATGTTTAAAGATTTGAACAATGAAAATGTATTCATTGATTGCTCTTTATATGCAACATATTCTAAAGACGGTCGGACTATTCGAAATATGAACAACAGAACTGTTGGGAAGGATTTCTTTGAATTTGCTCCGGGTATGTCCAAAAATAAAATCACTATTACAGCTGACAGACAGAACAACCCAGCTTCTGTTATTCCAACATTAACTGTCACGCCTAATTGGAGGGTTCTAGTATGAGACCTATTTTATATGAACAAAACGAAACCTTGTTCGAAAATAATGGTATCGGTATCCTCCATGATGCGGAGACTTGTACTGTTACCGAAGTTCGAAATGGTGAATTTGAATTAGAGATGGAATATCCTCTCAACGGAGATTGGATTGGTGAGATTCGTACAGAACGATATATTTTAGCCAAACCCAATGACTTCGACGAACCTCATGCATTTCGTATTTACGAAACTGATGACGATTTGGATGGTAAAAAGAGAACTGTTAAGGCTGTCACATCTACCGACAGTCTTAGCGGTATTCTTGTAAAACCATTTGCTGCTGTAACTTCTACTCCTATGAACGTATGGGAGAGAATTAAAGCGCACGCTGTAGACCCAATTAATATCAAGTTCGCTACCGATATTACCACAACGTCTGCTATGCAACACGATGAGATTAAAAATGTCTTGTCGTTAATTAGTGGTACTGAGGGTTCTATGGTTGACGTATTTGGTGGCGAAGTTCTAAGAACAAACAACCAAATATATCTATATCGTCGAAGAGGACATGAAAGAGTTACTACAATTCGTCCTAGGAAGAATTTGAAGAACATCAAGATTGTCACAAGCATGAGCGGTAAATATACCAGCATATTACCTTATGCCAAATATACTCCTGAAGGTGAAAACCAGAAGGAAGTTGTGGTATATGGTGATGTGGTCCGTTCAAAATATTATAACGACTATTTCACAAAGCGTATGAGTCCTATCGACGTAACAAGCAAAGTCAAAGAAGGTAAAAAAGAACAAGAAGTCAAAGTTATCACTAAGGCTATGGTCGATAAAGTCTCAGCGAAATATTTTGATGAGAACTACGGGGTAGATTTACCAAATATTAAAATCGATGTTGATATGGTCCCACTCAGTGACACTACTGCATGGGAAAAAGCCATTATTAAAGCCCTTATTAACATCAAACTTTGTGA